TACTCAGTCATCTTACCATACAACCCACTGTCATCGAGGCCGGCGCTAACCGAATTAGAGAACGCATACACAGACCGACCTTCATTAGGCCCAACACATCCCAAATCTCGCCTCATAACCTTACCCTGGTGGACGTTACCCCACCATTTCATGTGGGACCTGCCGGTCTACCAAACGAACGGGTCGTCGATCAACTGAAAATTGTTGATACGATGTATGACATATGCATATTCGGCTGGTGATATGTCCCACAACTGCAAGTAGGTGTTAAGCTGTTCAGGTGTATAATCTACCTTTTCAGCAAAACCCAACTTGTAATACTCCCTGGCTTTATAGTCAAGGGAGCGTATGGGAAATGATCCTCGTTTCCTCGAAAACCTAGATTTCAAAAGATCCCAACACTTGTGTACATACTCAGAGATTATTGGAACACCAGCACTAAGGTGCGATTCTCCAATCAAAATCTCACGAATATAATCAGCATAACGATTCAAATGCTGATGTACAAACAATAGGCCGCCGAGAACGCGCCTTGGATCTCTACAAAACACTGGGCCACGGGGTCCATCGTAAATCCTGGATCTACAGAACACCAGTTTCTCAGGCGTGTATTCTGTTAGATCTACCGATTGACCCATCTGTGCGGCATACGAAGCTATGTCGTCCCTGTCTAGTTTGTAACCTTTTCGCAACAGTATAACACAGTTATCACCGTCGCAAATATATGACCATCGTTTGGACCTACCAAATCTACTTGTCATATAACTCTCCACGATTCCCATCACGATCAGATGGTTACCTAGAGAGGTGTTAACATCACCAGAACATCGAGAACTGCAGACATAGTTGTATCCATGTTTTGTGGTTCCGTGTGAATCAAATTGTTTGCCGAGGAGGATGCGCAGCTCCGCGGAATGATACACATGGTTGTAGATGCCATGTTCATGCTTCAAAGTGTAGCTATTGACATGGCCATCAAACCTTTTGCAATCGAATTCATAGGCAACACAATCACCTACAACCTCGATATGTGCTCTAACTAGATCAGCTCGAGCAAACCAATCCAACCCCTTGGCCGTAACCCTGAGTCCATGCAACTTCCAACCCGCCAGGTGTTTCTCAATTGGGACTAGATAACTCATCAAAATTAGATTGTATTTTGGTCCACGACCCTGTATGATCCTAGGGTCCAAATCTTTCGACGTGTATGTGGCCGTACTATACCGCTCTAATTTAACAAAGGAATCCAGCCTATAGTCCTTCGCAACAAGACCATCGCGCAGGTAATCCTGGTGAGCCTTTTCATATCTCTTGCGCATACCTGCATCATCATAGCGCGCGATGACGTCGGCTATGTCCATCTGATGAATAGATCTCTTCGAAAAGAAATCAGCCATCTTATGCATTTGTGCCTCGAATAATACGTTGGCTCTATTCCGTGCTGGAAGAGGAAGGTTGAGTATATGTCTCTTACGCAAACCTTCCAACTCATTGTGAATACAATT